GGAATCTGGACCTCTTGCAGAACGTGATACCTTTGGCGGATACTATCCCCATGATCTACAGGCCGTTGTAGAAGAAGCGCCTATTGAAGCAGCTGCTGCTCCTGTTGAGGAACCAGTTTGTGAGAAATGTGTTGCTATGCAACAGAAGCATGGTGATTTAAAGACTAATTATGAAGCACTTCTTAAGGATCTACAAGAAGAGCGAGATATTCATTATGCTCAAGGTAATCATTCTTGGGTTGCACGTCTAGATCAGAAGATTGAAGATCTTAAGAAAGCTATTGAGGAAAAATTCTCAACGGGTTTTAATGGGGCGAACGAGAAACAAGCTGCAGGTGGACCACGCTTGATTCGCCAGATTCACAGAGCAACTAGTGGCCACGGGTACGAAGCTACTGAATATGATCTAGCAAATGGTCAATTTAAACAGAACGTCCCTTTAAAGATTAATGAAACAAAAGTTCGTATGACTGATCCAACCAGTACACAGTTCGAAGTTAAATATGATGGAATGGACTGGCGTATGGTTGCCCCACAAGAGTTTGAGCAGTGGCTTGAACAGTGGAAGGAAACTAATCATGCTAATACTAAACATGCAGCGACAGATTTTCCAGTTGACCCAAAATGGGGCCCAGATCATGATGTATCTCCCTGGACTTGTTCATGCGGTGCTACATTAAAATCTAAAAATGAAGGCTTAGCACATTTTAGAGCTCACCATGGTAAGGGGAAAACAGCTGGTGCACAGAATGCAGAAGAATTAACTATTATGGATCATACACCTCCTCGAGCTAATACTAGTGCAGATGAAGGTGGCACGGATTCACATGATGAATTTCAAGATGAATGGGCTATGCCAGTAACAGCTGAAACTAAGATTACTGTTTTCAAACGTGAGCTTACAGCTACTCCTGTTACAGATAGCAAAGCATTTGGTGGCTATGATATTAGTGCCGATGGAAAAAAACTTTTTAATATTAAGGGTAAAAACAACCAACCTTTAAATAAGAAACAGCTTGAATTTTGTGCTCAAATTGAATTTACAAGGGGTATGAAACAAGCAAAACTCGTTGAAAAGATCGCCAATTTAGACGCAGGTTCTACTGTCTTTATTATGGCTCATGACAAGACGTCTAAGCGTGTCAAATTCGCTTCCCTTGAACACGGATATCGAGGATGGGCATCAGCATCAAAGTTTGCCTATTTGGTCAAAGAAGGCCAAATGATGCAGCATAAAGACCATATAGACAACACGTTCGGAAACAATGGTAAGCAAGTGCTAGTAGATTGCCCTAATGGATCAGGGAATATGGTTTGGGTTGGTATGGGTGAATTGTTGCCTATTAACCCACCACCTGCTACCCCTGAATCTTTAAATGATTTAGAATCATCTTTAGGATGCAAGCATTGTGATCATCGAGCATCGAGTCATACAGATGGAAAAGGGAATTCAGCTAAATGTTCTATTTGTGATTGTAGTGGCTATGCAAAATCGACTGATAAAGAAGCTACTCAAAAATGTAAAGAATGCGGTACTGGTCATATGCCTCTGACACGTGGTATTTGTGCTCCTTGTAGAAAGGATAAAAAGGCTAGCATTGATTTCCCCTTAACATATTTTACACGCCCTGAAGCTAAGCAACGAGCTGATCAATTTGGTTTGATAGATGTAGAAGATTCTGATCTTACTCCTACTGGTTTAGCTGCAAAGAAACAAGAGATGATCGAAGGCCATGATATTGAGGGTGCACCGAAGGGTCCAGAATATAAATTAACACCAGAAGATATATGTTATCAATGCGAACAAGATTTAGCTATTCCTGGTAAAGGAATGTGTTCAGATTGTTATAAGCATTTTCTTGATGCACACCCTGAAATTCGTAATGGCGCAATTGCACAGAAGACTGCGGCATCTGATCCACTTGTAGAAGAATTTAAAGCAAAGCATCCAGAACATAATGGTTGGATATTTGATTATGAATATCCAGGTTATTATGCTTTTTATAGTCCCGATCATTCAAAAACTGTGTACTTTACTCCAGATTTTAACGAAGAGGGTGTAGTTGATGTCCAAGTAATGGATTCAACAGGAGAGTTTGTTGATGGACAAGATATTCCATACCAAGCTCCTTTAACAGCTGATGCTTTATTTGCCATTGTTAAACCTTTTCTTGATGGTGGATCAGAAAAAGAAGCTTTAGCACCAGCGCTTCCTAAAGCTATTCTTCCTCAGCGTGGAGATGTAAATCCTGCTCCCATTGATCCTATTAATGGTCCATCAGATGAAGACGTTCAACAAAAAGCATATGAAATGTTTAAGCAGCATTGGGATGCGCTTGGGTCTAAAGAACAAGACATGGTTTATAAAGCCCTTGGTGTAACTTCTTCTTTAAATAAAATAGCTCGAAAATGTGCTGAATGTGGTGATGAATTTACACCACAATCAGATAAAAATAAATATTGCTCAAAGGATTGTTGGAAAGCTGCTGGTGCTTTTATTGTTTCATCCTTAAATAAGGTTGCTCGTGTTGTTCATCACGAGGATGGCTGGCATGTACTTAGTGAGAAAGGTAAAAATTTGGGTGGACCTTACGATACTAAGGAAGAAGCAGTTAAACGTCTTCGTCAGGTTGAATACTTTAAACATCATGGTTCAATTAGACCATTTAGTCGCCAGGTTATTGCTGATGCTATGACTGATCTTACAACTCATATCACAGATATGAAAGGACGTATTAGTGATGTTCAGGATAAGATTCAAACACTTCCAGCTGTTAAGACAGCTGTTGTAACAGATGAAACTGTTCAAGAGATCACTACGAATGATCCTAAGTTTATCGATCCAACTAATCCGTTATCTCCAGAACAAGCTGCTGCAGGTCCTGATATTAAGAACATTGTTCCAACAGATAATGATAATTTAGCTGTTCCTGTTGTTGCACCAACTTCTCCACTTCCTGCTGGTCAGAAATGGGTATTCGATACTCAGTTTAATCAATACGTAGCTATGCCTGATCCAGCTGCTGCAGGCAAGCAAATTTAAGGATAAGTTACATGCGCCGATTCGCTAAAAATGATAATAGTGCAATTTGCAACTATTGTGGTCAATGGCAACCTACTGATCTTACTAACCAACAGTTAGAAGAGATGGATTGGAAGTGCGATCAGTGCAAGGCTAAAGAAGGCACTCCGGAAGTACAACCTACCGAACAAGATCGTGGATCTAAAGAGATTTCTAAATATGATCCCGAGTACGAATTCCTAGTAAAACTCGTTAAAATTTTAGTTAAGGAAGGCATTCCTCCTCAAGAGATCAAATCGATTGCGGATGCTTATCCTTTTGAAACAGTGGATGATGTGGGTGATCTTGCCGCTAAGCTTTGGACATTAGCTACAGAGAAGTATAAGATACCACGTGAATGGTTGACTAAGCGTCTTCCTAAGAGCTCTAGTTTAAAGCATGCTGATCTTTGGCAAGCACAGAAAGAAACTCAAGACATGCTTGATCATGCTCCCGGGTATCTTGCGTATAGCTATGGTCAGGATAAAGAATCAAAAAATAAATCAATGAATTTAGCGCAGGCTATTGAAGTTCTTAATAAACGTGGACCAAAGGTCATTAGTATTAATTCTAAAAATAGCACAATAACATTAACTGATGGATCAGTATTATCATTTGATGATGCTGCAAAGCAAGCAGCTGAGATTGATAAAACTAGTAATTTTACTGGTGCTGAATTTTCGCGTAATGATGTTGGAGTAAATCCTACTCTAGACAGCGGGCCATTTTCTAGCCCTGAAGATCATGGAGCTAAACCTCAAAAATCTCCTTTCCCTAATACTAACTGGTTGCCAGCAGATGATCAAAATTTAGATGAACAACCTTATTCAAATATTGCTTCTGCATTTAGACCAGCATTTAGTAAAAAGGCTGGATTAGATAGTCGTTATTGGATTGCTCCAGATGGACAAGAATTTAACGCTGGTACGCATCATGGTGCATGGATAAATAATAATCAAAAAGTATTAGAATCCTATGGTATTAAGGGAGCTGAAAATCTATCAGCTATGTATAAACAGATGCTTGATTCTGGTTGGTCTCGTGTCAGCAATGAACGTGGATTCACGATTCAGGTAGCGGATCTACGACGCGTTCCTGCATATCTGGATGACTTTATAGCCAAGCATTATGCTAAAGGTGATATTATCCGCATCGGCACAGATAATGAGATGGTTGAGATTTCTGACCCATTTCCTTCTCTTCAGCGCCAAGTTAACAAAGCTTTACGACAAACCAGAGCCTCATTAAAAGAGGCTGATTTAAGTGGTCAAACTGTTAATCAAATCATAAATGCACTTCATGCAAATGGCGGCGTAACTTGGAACCTATCCCAGGGAAACATGGTTGGAACAAATAACTACGCTGTTGCCACCCACCCCGATAGGGCTCAGATTTTGGATGGTGTTGACTTTGACAGAGTTGAAGAATACATTATCAGTAATAGCGATTTATTAGATAGCCCTGAGAATTCATTTGGGGCCTGGTCCCATGATGGTAAGGTCTATCTGGATGTGGTTTCTACTATCCCAGATATTAACCAAGCAGTTGAATTGGGTAAGCAACACAACCAGATTGCAATCTGGGACCTTAAGAATGCTGAGCAGATACCTACTGGTGGCACTGGGGAAGTAAAACAAGCATCTCAGCAGCAGATTCTTCCTCAACCGCTACAGGATGAAGTGGCTGCTAAGACTTCTCCTGCTTATAACATAGCCTTGACAAACTACGCTGAGGCTGTTAAACGTGGCCATGAAAAGGATCGTGCCTTGGAATATGCCATCAAATCAGTATCAAATTTAGAGCCGATTGATTCAAAGAAACTTGTAGAATTGATAAACGAGTACCTATAAATATAGGTTGACAAATCAATCAAAATGCTGTATATTTAAGATAGGTGTACAAAGACAAGTAAAGGAGTAAACATGGATAATATAGCTGGTATGATTGATCATACGCTGCTTCTTCCAGATGCGCCATTGGGTCGTTACACTGAGATATGTCGAGATGCTGTGCAATATGGGTTTAAATCAGTTTGTGTAAATTCATTCCACGTACCTCTCATAGCAAACCTTCTCAATGTTCATCCTGAATCTAAAGTTTTAACCTGTTCTGTTGTTGGTTTTCCATTTGGTGCCACTGACATACACACTAAATCAATTGAGATTGAACGTGCTATTTCTAAGGGTGCAAATGAGATTGATGCTGTTATTAATATAAGCCTTGTTAAGACAGGTGATTGGAAACGGCTTAAGGATGAGTTGGCTGAGATTCGCGAAGCATCCGAGCATCATGTTTTGAAGCTTATTTTTGAAGTTGCAGCTTTGACAGATGATGAGATCAAACATTGCTGTGATTTAGCGATGGAAGCTAATTTGGATTTTGTCAAGACGTCTACAGGATTCTTTAAAAGAGAGCTTGCTCCAGCTGAGACAGCTCGTTACGTTAAGCTTATGAAAGAGAGCGTTAAAGGATCTAGGATGAAGGTTAAGGCTTCAGGTTGGATTAGGACGTTAGCTGATTTCAATCTTGTAGTAGAAGCTGGTGCTGATCGTGTAGGATGTAGCAGATCGGTAGATATTATTAAGGAATTTAATCAACAGAGTGGTAGATAAATCGAAGTACCCATGTAAACATTGTGGCCATTTGCAAAATGATCACAGTAAGCATTATCCTAGATGTTATAGTTGTTTAGATAATAAGAAACAATCACATTGTGAATTTGAACGTATTCCCAATTTAGAATTTTTAGAATGGCTTACTATACAAAAGGAGAGTTAAGATGAGTGAAGAGAATTTCATTGTTAATGACGGAGATGGTGCCAAATTGGTTCCAGTAGAATCGAAGGAACCAACGCTTGCACCTAAAAAGAAACGTGGTCGCCCAGCAAAGAATGCTCTTACCCCGATTGAGGTTAGAACGTCAACTGCTGAACCTTCTGCAGTAACAGAGTCAGTTCCTGACGAGGATGTTGTTGCTGAACGAGAATGGTATTGTTCTACGTGTCGCGAGAACATTTCAGATAAGAACGTTATGAAGATAGGCGCTGGTGATAATCGCTTCGCCGTATTCTGTCCCCAATGTCAACGCAGTTTTGGGTTTCAGGATCAAGAAGTTTTAGATAAAGTTGCTGATCTTATTAAAAATAATCCTACTGGTAAATAATGAAGCATCGTAGACCTCAAGCACGTTGTAAATGTGGTCACGCTAGAAGTCAGCATGGGAAAGCCCCGTTTGCTGCTTTTGGAGTAGATTATTTTCAACAATGTGGATTTTGCTTTAGTAAATGTCTTAAATTTGAGCAGGATAATTTGGCTACACTTGAGAGATTAAATGAATTCAAGGAAAACAAGAAAATCGAGGGTCAAGAAGTTATCAAATAAGTTTCCTTGTAAGTGCAGCCATAGTAAGTTGTTGCATGGTTGGGCAGGTGTTTCAATAGGTGATGAGTGGTGTAACGGATTAACTGATGCGCCACGTAATAAGTATGGTAGAACGTATAATTGTGAATGTGAAAGATTCGTTCCGGATAATCTGTTGTATTTAGAACAACGTGCAAACGCTAAGAAAGGAAAAGGTAAACGAACATGACAAAACTTTCTGAGGTTTCTAACATGAAGATTTACACCGACGAGCGATATCTTTGCAGCATTTGTAACCGAAACAGCAACTTCATTTACGTTGTTAAGCAGGTTGAATCAAAATATTATCTTATTGAAATGTGCCCAAAATGTAATAAACATGTTGAGGATGTTCGTGAAATTCCGTCCAGGATGGCCAAAGACTACCCTGCTCCACAGAAGTAAAATCTAACTGTTGTTTTCCCCTATGAAGAAATCTGCTTCTATCCTTGATTATTCCTATCCCTTTCTTGATCCTGCGGTCTGGGACCACGAACAAAAACTCTATTCCTATCATAAAGATTTCATACTTCGATTATTAGAGAAGATGTATGTAAATTATAAATTAGTTCAGCCAGAAGCCTGGATTACTGATATTCGTATCATTGGTTCTCTTACGACGTCTAAATGGTTGTTTACTTCTGATATGGACGTTCACATGGTAGTTGATCTATCCAAATTTATTGAACTTAATATGCCAGGTACTGATCCAAAGATTGCGTATGAGTACTTGGATAACACACGAAAAGAATTTGATAGAGCTAAAATATTAGCTCCTATGACACAACATCCAATCGAATATTATTTTGAAGTTCCTGAATTCGTTACTACTAATACTACAATGGTTGGTGTGTATTCTCTTTCTCAAGATAAATGGTTGAAAGATCCAGTTATTTTTGATGCTGATGTAGATTTTGAAGAATCTAAGAAACAGGTTATGACTGAAGCCGAATCTATTGCTCAAGCACTTGATGGTAGCTTTGGCAAGATTGATCGTCAGATTGATCGTATTAAAGAATTAGAAACTGTAATTGGTACATGGGGTCCAGATAAACAGCAGCTTTTCTATAATAAAATTGAAGAGAAACTCAAAGGGATTGAAGCTGAGATCATGAAGGATCTTGAGCTTCGCCAGGCTTTGATTGATGCTCGTCATGCTGCGCAAGATCCAATGGCTGACATTGAGATAAAATTTAAATGGCTTCAACGTTTTGGTTTCTTTGGTATTCTTTCAAATTTGAAAGAATTAATGAAGGGAACTGGTGGACAGGTTACATTGCAAGAACTTCCACTTATTAAGAAGATCGTTACTGAGGCTGCAAAACGAACTATCAAAAATCCAGGTATTTGGGAAGGTCAAAAATTTTGGTCTGGAATGGCTGATACTCATGATGGTCAGATTTACGAAGTTCATACGTATGAAGAAGCGGAACGTGCTGGATTTCATCATTCATTTTATGTATCTACTGAAGCAGTTGTGGCTATGCGTGAAGGTGATGCCTTATTCTTTTGGGTTGATCCAGATGGAACAATCAATACTGCATGGGGTGATCACGCGGATGAGCATCCTGGAGATGCTGAATTACAGAATAAGATTCGCAGTCAAATTTCCTTAAATCAATCAAATCTTAAAGCTGCATTTCTTAAAGAAGCATTAGAGAAAGAAACTGAAACAGATATCTGTATTGATCTTGATAAAACCATCGCTAAGCCTGCTAAGTATCCCGAGATTGGTGAACCTATTGAAGGAGCTAAGGAAGCCTTAGAGAAATTGCAAGATCTTGGATATAATGTTGTCATTTATTCTTGTCGTGGTGATGAAGAAAATGGAGTAGATTTAATTAAAGAATATTTAGATAAACATGATATTCCCTATGACTCCATCTTTGAGGGTAATAAACCATTCGCTAAATTTTATATTGATGATCGTGCTATCGCATTTGATAATTGGGATAACGTATTAAAGCAAGTTGAGAAATCTGAAAAGAAGGCTTCTTTAGGTGTTACAGCTAAACTTAATCAGAAGTATTGGATTGATCCTTCAGGTAAAGAATTTCCTGTCGATGCTAGATTAGGTCATTACGGTTGGGTATACGAGAATGTATTTAAGCAACAGTATACAACACCTCGTGCTGTTTCACGTGACAAAGCAGTTGAGGTTGAAAACAAAGCTAATGAAATGATCAGTCAGGGATGGACTCGTGTTACCACTGAGTCTGATTATGACTTTGCCTTAGAAGTTGCTGATCTGAGTAATCTTCCTTCATATCTTGATAACTTTGTTGCTCAACATTATACTGGTGGTGGTATTGAGATAGATGATTTATCTGGTGAGTATCAAGACTTAGCTGATCCATTTCCCTCTCTTCGAAAAGCAATCTATCAAGCACGTCGTCTTCGTAATGCTGCTTCTAAGGTATTTTCTAAGAGAGATATCAAAGCACATAATTATGACGTTCTTGGTGATCCATCATTACGTCAGGGTCCACCACGAGCTGTATTCAATTTCGTTCAAAAGGGTTTACCTGAATTTGGATTGCCTGATCTAGATATGTTTGATGTGCTTGGTGATCATCCACGATATGGAAGTACATTGAATCGTAAAGAGATTCAAGAATTAAATATCCCTATTACTGAGGATAAGGTTGCTAAACAGGCGAAGACTAAGAAGGTTAAGCAAGGCGATTATTCATGTATTATGGCTATGATACCTCACGGTATTGCACAAGAGATCGTAGAATTTGGGGTTAGGGAAATTCCTGATGAGGATCTTTATACAGATGAGGACGGTAATTTAGGACGTGAGTTACAAGCTCATGTTACTATTGAATACGGACTTCTTACAGATGATGCTAAGCATGTTCGTCGTTCTTTCAATCATACTAAACCATTTAAAGCTAAGCTTGGCAAGGTTCGTCATTTTCAACCCCCTGAACGAGATTTTGATGTAGTAACAGTTGAGGTTGTTAGTGAAGATCTTAATGATGCTAATAGGATGATTGTTGATAAATTTCCTTGCGCGGATGATCTTCCATCATCTGGTGAATATAAACCTCATATTACTGTTGCATATGTTAAGCGCAATGCTGCTAAGAAACATATTGGGTCTGATGAATTTGAAGGTATTGAAATTGAATTAGATACCCTTGTATTCAGTCCTCGGGTAGGTAATAAAACTTATTTTAGTATTGGAACTAATAAAAAACATGCAAGTATTGAAAATGTGGAAACTCCAGAAGGCGATAGAATTCCTGTTCTTGTAAATCCTTCTGCTGATGAGCTTCTAGGTTTAGCTAATCGTGCTCAAGGTCATGCTTTAAGGGGATTGGTTGATCCTAATACTGGTGACTTGTATGCTTGGGAAGCTTATAAATCAATCCATAATCCAATGATTTTTGCATTGGGCCTTGACATGAATTATGACAAATATAATGGCATTGCCTCTAAGCATATCTTGCATTTTTCTGGTGATTATGTAACACGGATGTTAGACTTTCAAAAAGAAGTGCGTGAAAGTCTTAATACTGTTAATGCCTCTGTTAAGCAAGCTGATTTCCTTCCATCGCTTACTACACAAGCTCCAGATAATGATTGGCAATTTGCTGATGGTGGAGATGATAAGGAGATTGGAGTCGATCCAGATGCAGTTTCTGATGAGACTACTTATTATGCACCTTGTACTGTAGGTAAACCACGTTCCAAAGATGTTTGGCGTCAGTTTATCTCAATGTTCTCAAATCTCTTTTCTAAGAATGATACTAGTAAGATTGAAGCTGTTCAAGACATGGATATTATGGACCCTGAATTACAAGAAAAAGAAAAGGAAGAACTTGGTGAAGATCAAACAGCTCACGAGTATTCTAAGGATTTTAAAGATTTAAATGGTCCAGGTAAACCTCATAACACGCAATGGTTTCAAACGTATCAGGATCAGGAACCAAGTAAACCTCTTCCAGTAACGTATTCTCCACAAATCTCTAATGAAGATAACCTAGATCAGAATTCTCCAGGTGGATACCCTCGTCGTTTTATGGGAAAACCTAAGGGTGAATGGTTCTCAAATGAGGGCGAAGTAAATAATGCGTTAATTCAAATGCTTCGTAATAAAACAGCTTTAATTGAATCTACTACTAAGGATATTACAGCTGATCTTTCTAACGCGTATTGGATTGATCCATCTGGAAAGATGTATCAAGTTCGTGCGAGTAATTTTGGTAATTCGTATAAGCATAAAGACACGCATGATGGATGGATTGATAATAATTTAGAAATGTTAAAAAATCAATATGGAATTGAACCTCATATTGATGGATTTACAGAACAGCCAGTTCTTTCATCTTATGATTTAATTAATTTGGGTTGGGTACGTATTGGTGATTCGCATGGAAGTGGTTGGGGTGTTACTGTTAAAAATTTAAATAGTATTCCATCTTCTGTGGATACATGTTTATCTCAGTTTGCAACCGAAGGCGCAAAAATTGAGATTGAAGATCAAGATAACGGTGCCTATGAGACAATTGAATGGCCAGCTAAATCTGTTCAGCAAGCTGTTAATAGAGCTAGAACAGTTAATGCTGATTTAAAAAAAGAAGCATTAGTAAAACAGTACGCCCTATATGTTAATAATATGGGTTACCCAGCTGTACGTACCATGACATATGAAGAGGCTGCACAATTTTTAAAGGCACGTTTCCCTGAGGCATTTGCTAGTGGGGCATACCAAATTAAAGAAGAGAGAATGAAAGTATCTTCTTTAAATAAAAAAATAGCTACTATTGAACATGTTGATGGCATAAATGTGTTTATTAATCCAACACAGCCGGAAATGGAAGGATTAGCTAAGAATCTTAAGAAGTTCCAATCTGCCGGAAGATATTTTAGAGGTCTTATTGACCCTAATAGTGGTGATCTCTTTGTTTGGGATGCTTATTACATGACTCACGAAGAAATGATCGACAAGCTAGGTATTGAGCTTAAATATTCTGAAGGATCGCCATATGTATTATGGTTTGGCAAAGAAGGAATTTCTAATACTCTTAATTATCAGCAAAAGGTTAAACAAAGATTAAATAACAAAAGAAAACATACAGCTGGTTCTCAGAGTGCCTCTGTTCCAGATTATCTTATAGATGAGTGGAAGACTGAACAGATTAACAATGACACAGATGAAGAACCTTATGTCAACCATGATCAACGTGATTATCCGTATGGTATGCACGATAGCCCTGAGAACACAGATTCAGGCATAGGTTGGCCTAAAGATAATCAACCTTCAGTAGTTCACTTGAACACACTTGAGAATCCTGCATTTCGCCTTGATCCTTTCGGCATCGGTGAGTACAATGTTACTTACTACACAGGTATGCCAGCTAGTGACGGGATTGAAAAAACCAATCCTGAGTAAATAAGTATAGTAGATAACAATAGTCAAGTAACTAAGAAAGTATAATATTTATGCGTTATAATAGGAGTTCTATGCTCCCAAACTTTTTATTATACTCAAACTTCAAAAAGAGGAAGTAAATAACCATGTCAACCACCCAAAAATTTAACGACGCACGAGAACGACTTGTTATCACGGCCCAAAGGATTGCAGGAAATTACTTGCTAGCCAAGTATGGTTCTGCGCATCTTGTAAATGAGCCAGTGGTTGAGCTCACACATGTACAGGATGAAATAACCGCAGCTTACAAATTTAGTGGAAAAATTACTTGCTACGCTTCTGATAGCTTACTTAATCAGGTTGGAGTTAATATGACAATCAATGAGAACGATATTGAAGTTACGTCCGAAGATGTTCAATCTAATGTGACCAACGCGCTTAATGCTAATGAGAGCAATAAAGATGTATTTGTTGCAGCGCTGGATGGTTTTAGATTAACAGATGATGGTTCAAAATATTTAAAGGTTAGTCATACTGATGCTCATGGTTCTGTGCTTGGTATCGTCGGAAAAGATGAGTATAAAGGCTCGAAAGATAAGTCAGCTTTACTTCAGGGAATTTTAAAGGATGCAGCCATTTCTCCTAAAGTTGAATTTACAGGTGAATTTAAAGAACCAACATTTGAAAAAATTGCTTCTGAGCCAATTGTAAAAGAAGCTATGAAAACTACACCTGGTTTAAAGTGTAAGAAATGTGATGGAAATACAAGTAATGAAAATTTTGTATGCGATGATTGCAAGAGTAAGAAAGCGTCATGGCTTACCGCGGAATTATTTATTGAAGCTAAAAATATGTGCGATGATTGCCAAGATGGCAAATGTGATAGTTGCAATAGTGGAATTTGTGGTTGTGATAGCTTGATGCACAAGAAAGCATCTACAGAGATTCTAATTCAAGACAATATGCCTCGTGCTAAATCAGCTGATCACTTGGTTCAATCGGCTCAGTTAGAAGAACAATCTGCTCTTGATGCTCAGCTTAAGGTTGAACATGAAGCAGCTAATGAGCTCGTTAGCTTGCTCCAAGGTATGGGATATGGATCAGCTAAAGCAGTTGAAGTTACTAGCTCGAAAGAAGGCATTGATATTATGACAGCTGTTGATCATAATGGCTCAATTAAGGCTGTTAGCATTCCTGTTTCTGTCAAGGAAGGTAAGTATACTCTTCCAAAGAAAGCTTTAATTTCAACCCTAATTGCAAAGGGTCTTGATGTTCAGGCTAAACTTGCAGAACAATTTGATTTAGATTTGCTTGAAAAATTAGCTGCTATTGATGAACGTATGGCTTATGAGGCTAATGAAGTTAATGCTATTTTGAGTGAAAAGCCAGTTGAGAAGGTTGCTAATGAGGGTAAGAATACGATGTTTGAAGGTGATACAGATACACTTACTGTTCAAAAGCATCTCCTACCAAATCATGAGAATTTAAATGTTGGAGATCGTGTATCAGATGGTAGCGATCAGTGGGAAATTGTAAATCAGGGCGGACAGCAAAATTCAAAAGGTGAAGGCGATTCTAGCCTTTGGACAATGAAGAAATGCCAAGCCCCTGCACGCAGTGATGAAGAACCTAAAAACAAGATGCCCATCTAAGTACAAGATTTGAACCTCTAGGAGCTACCATGAATTTCTTCCGTGACGTTGTATCCCACTTGCTAAAGAATGCCTTCGAAGGCCACACACAATTCTCAGTTGCTGATAATACAGCAGTTGGGGATAATCCTATTCGTTCTATTTCACTTGACGCAGTACCAGTTAATGAAAGCACAATGATTTCACTAGCTTGGGAAGGCGGTCAGAAAGTATTTGAAAAAACCCTAAGTGAAGAAGAAGCAAAACATCAATTTGAATTAATTGCCACAGACTTAGCAGAAGTTGCATCTCTTACAAAAGAAGGTCAGTATGATGCAGCCAAAGATCTTATGAAGAAACTTGGTATGAAGTATGCTGAGAATACTGGTGAACTAGTACAGACGAATTTACCACCTCTTCATAACACGCAGGCTTCTCAGAATGTAGAAGCACGTTCGCGTAAATGTCCTGATTGCGGATCTGAATTAGTTGCTGATGAAGCTCATTCGGGTCCATGGGGAACAATGTGGGCATGTCCAGAACACGGCATGGTTTCTTCTATAAATATTGTATATGCTTCAGCTGAAGATGAAAAGATTTGGCGTGAAGCAAAGATTACTATGCAGAATCTTTGGTTCTCTACAACAGATGAACTTTTAGACTATCAACAGAAGCAGAAGGGTGCAGCTAAACCTGGCGATCAAGATCATATTCCTTTATGGGATAAAACCAAAGGTGCTACACAACCTGCTGATAAACTTGCTCCAGCTTCACTTTCATATGAAGATCTTGAAGATAAAAAAGAACAAGAGCATGAAGATATGCAGAAGCATATCGATGAAACAATTAAAACCGAGTTAGAATCAGCATTGCAGCAGAAAGCTGCTTCAGTGTTTGGTCCTGACCAGGTTGAGCTTGTCCAAATTCTTAAGAAGAATGGACGCAACTGGGATGAAATTAAAAAGATCTTAATCAAAGATTTTAATTTCGATAAAGACTCAGTTAACATATTTGTAGATGAACAACGTCAAGGTTCTGATCCCGCTGGTATTGAAGTTGAACCAGTTAAAGAGGATAAGAAAGAAGACGCTCCCCTCACTCCTCCAGAAGAATTAGTCTCTCCTGAAACTCATGATAAGTTGCTCCAAGATCATGAGGATAAAAAAAAAGATAATTCCCCAGTAGAAGCTCCTGTAGAACAAAATTTCACTCCTAAAGAAATTATGGACATTCCTGAAGATGAAATTCAGGATGAATCTGCTTTATCAAACGAGATCGCTCGTGCTGATAACGATGAAATCCATAAGGTTGCAGCTGCACCTTCTGATTTAAATCCCCTCCAAGAACCAATCGAACAAGACCCAACACTTCCAACTCAAGATGCAGTTCCAATGGGTAAGAAACCTTTAGATCATGAGGCACCTCAGAAAGGCGACCGTGTATTCGTTGCGTCTGATATGACTGATGAGAAAGCAGGTTTTGAGGGCACTTTTGTTTCTACTTATAAATCTCAAGGTCGTGATCAATATATTGTTGAAACAGACCAAGGCGATCTTCTTGATGTTGATGCGCATCGTGTTTCTAAAATTTCAGATAATGGTGGCGCGCAAGTTGCAGAACCTTCAATGGAGCCAATTATAGAAACTCCCAAGGAAGAACCAATTCAGGTTACTCCCAAGATGAGTGATTTTCATACAAGTTCACAAGATGAAGCATTATCTATTAAAGCTGAATTAGATGAAATGCTTAAAATTGTTAAGGAAGCAGGATCATATGTTATCATGCCTATGATGTACGGTATTGATGATGATTCTATTCTTCAGTACGCTAATGGTTCAATTTATGGTGATAAGATTAAATCTGGTCAGATGCAAGATGCCGATTGGCAAGCTCTTTTAAAGGATACAGCTCGTTGGATGACTCAGGTTGGTCGTCAAAAAGTTTCTCAGACCTTTTCCCAGGATGCTGAATGGAAGCTCGATGATGAGCAGATTAATAAACTTAAGAGCATGTTTAATGTTCTTCCTAAAGATAACACGGATCAACCAGCTGCTGAAACTGAATCATCTCTGAAAACAGCAGATGATTGGGCAACCGTTGGTGGACGTATTGAAGATTTTGCCTTAATAGCTAAATCAAAAGGTATAGCTGCTGCAGCAAAAGAAATTCAAAGACAATATGGTGAAGAAGCACCAGCTGTTCTTAAAGGTCTTAAAGTTTATTTAGCAAAAGGTGCTGATGCTTATTATGGCATGGAAGCTTCATTAAAACAAGCTGCACCTCCAGCTGATCCAACAAAGACACAATTTAAAGATTATAAGATTACTCCTAAATATACACCTAAACAAGAGGCTGTTCCAGCAACGCCTGAGATAGATGCTGTTTTATCTAAAATGGCGTCCTTAGAACAGAACCTCGCAACTCTAGAAACAGCACGACAGCAGATTCAGGCCAAGATGCAAGAGGAAATGAATAAGGTTGATCAATCTGGTGAACGTGTTCAGATGGAAGCCGAACTTCAAGAATCTATTGAAAAAGCTGCTGTTCTAATCAATGCCGTAGAGTCAAAGGTTGTACAGTGGAAGGACAAGCTATATACGCTTCAAACGGAAGAAGTCCAGTATGTTCCTAAGCTATCACAAAAGGAATTGCTTGGAAAGATTTATGAGAAGTTTGCTGGTGCTGAGAAGTATGTGAAGGATGTTCTTAATGGCATGCTCAGTCAGGCAAAAAGCGTTACTGAAAATACGCTTATCCGATGGCCAAATAAGAAATCCAGTGTTAATAAAGAAGCTACAATTCTTGATGATATGAATCGCTATAACGAAGAGTTAATGGCTGCGCTTCAAGCATTGTCTTCACCTATCTAATAAAAGGGTCATATGGATTTCATTGTAGATTTACTTAGTAATCCTAAAGTATGGAGTATCTTAACACCTGCTGGAATTGTGGCTGGTGTATTAGGATTTGCTCTGTATAAACTATTTGATAAGTATGATAAATTGCAGGAACAACGTCTAGCAGAGTGGAAGAGTATGGTTGAAGATTACAACAAACTCACTGTTGACGTTAATAAAACTTTAGATACCTTGCTACGTGTAATTGGTAGCAAAAATGGCAACGGGGGCGCAAAATAATATGAGTACTGATAAGCTTAATAAAATAGAAACTGAGGTACGAGAAATCCATACACACATAAAGAAATCTAATCTAGTGTTACGTGAAAAGATTAAGATGATCCAAGATGAAATTGGTGAATGGCCCTCGTTACGTATTAAAGATGCCAAACGCAAATCTAGAAAGTCTGTGCGCTAAACACACTTTCAAGCTAATTTACTCTTTTGTGATGGGTAATGAGTATAAGCTTGGTGGTTCGTGGCGCATCTATAAATGCAGTTTGTGCAGAGAATTAAAGCTGATTTCGAATAAGAACTAAAGATTTTGTAGCTAAGAAAAGGCGCGAGGTAACAATGTCTCAATACGACACGATGATAGAGAATGAAATACCTTCTCAACTTGCTAATTTAATGACACTTGCGATGAATCCCAGTTATTGGTCTTTAACTAATCTGGGTATTGATCTATATGATAATCAAGTTGAAATTCTTGAAGCTGTTTGCGATCTAAGCGTTCCATATGTTGGTGTGCTTGCTTCACGCGGATCAGGAAAAACGTATTCAGTCGCTATTGGGCTTGTGAAGCTTTGTTTGGATAATCCTGGGTTTCGTATCGGTATCTTTGGACCTAAGGCTGATACTTCAAAACGTTTGCTTAAGGAAGATATTCTCGGTCGTATCCTTAATCCCTCCTCTCCTCTCTACGATAAAATCGATCCAACTAGAACATCTAATCAATTTATTCAATTTAAGAACGGTTCTACAATTAAAGCACTTTCAGCTTCTCCCACTGCAACTATCGAATCAGAACACTTTCATTGCGTGGTATTGGATGAGGCGCATAGAATTTCAGATTTCGTTGTTAAAGAAAAAATCACTCCAATGTTGTCATTGTCTACTTTTAAGACAATCAAGATTGGTATTTCTTTATATAAAAACAATTTTTGGCATAGTTGCAACGATAACGGTACACGTTACAAGGTTATTAAGAAATCTTGGGATATGTGTAATATCTATTGGAATCAAGGCTCAATTCAATACGAGGGACAAGAATACCCACGTCGTATCGTAGAACTTATGCCTAAGGTCGTTAAGGAAAGATTATTCCCTAATGATCCAGCCCTGCATTTCGACTCAGTTGAAGGCTACTCTGAAATTGAGTGGAATACTCAATACGAAATGATCTGGATGGAAGATATTAACCTTGTTCTGTCTGGTGATCAACAAAAGAAGCTTGCTTCTGGATTATTTAGCATCCTAACTGCTGGACGCCCAGAACTTACAGAAAAATACTATTTTGGTCTTGATACTGCATCAGGTTCATTAATGCCTGGTCAAAAAGACCTTGACTGGACTGTACTTTCAATTTTACGAAAGAATCAAGATAACACCAAAGACATAGTAGCTAAGTATATGTGGCAAGGTGATACTGTCACACAGATGCAAGAAATTAGGGATTTGGTTCACCCTGTCGAAGGTACTTTTAAGTGCGTCATGGGATTGGCTGACTTCTCAAACTTTGCTATCGGTCTTATTGATATCTTTAAGAAAGAAGGTATTCCCATAGCTGGCGTAAGCTTTGGTGCTAAAGAACCTGTTACTAGCAAGAATTTTAAAAACGCCATGGTAGATCAGTTCGTTTTCGAACTTGATAGTGGTCGTGTCCAATATCCTGGGCTTGATAAGATTAAAAAGAGCAAGGTATTTACGGAAGGTTACGAGCAGTGGGGTTTATTAGAAAGACACCGTAGCAAAGCTGGAATCAATGATAAGATTTTCGTTGATCCTGCATCTGGTCATGACGACCATGTGTCTGCTGATATTTTGGCTGTTTGGTGTGCTGATCAGGCACAATCATTTGCTGGTAAGGTTATCCGTTCAATGACTGATATTCCTTCTCCTATTGCTGGTCCTGCTAATTTGAGTGGTCAAGGTACACCGTTGCCAGGACAGAACGGTGATCCAAATGCCGGACGATTCTTAAAAGATAGGATGACTTAATTATAATAATGTCAAAAACTGGTTTTATCTATCAGCATATTGAGATATAGTTATAAGTGAGAACCTGCTATGCGACCTAATCAAATCCTCGACGAAGCACGCAAATATCTGTTTTATGTTTCAGACGCGTTAAATGGCGCGGCTTTGTCTCATTCTCTTGGTAAAAAAGAACGCGAGATTGCAGCAACATATGCTGCAGACATGCTTGAGTATGCTAAGGGATTAGAACAACTTAAAAATCATATTGTTGCCCAAGAACAAATGCAAAAACGGATTCAAATTAAGGCTGACTTAGAAGTAAGACACCAGGAGCATAAAAAGGTTTTAGCTAGAGCGGAACAAAATCTTCGCACTGTTAAAAGCCGTTTAGCTGATATTAAAAAATCTGGAACTGATAAAGAAATAGAAGAAGCAAAGGCAAGAGTAGAATATTATACCAAACAGCATTTAATTGCTAAGCAAAATGAATTTATCGCTAAGACTGATTTTGAGCGAGGAGCTTAATTATGGCAAGACCTAAAGGTAGTAAAAATAAAGGAATAAGTAAGAAGGGTACAATGTCACCAACTGGATTTGCGGGTGGTGTACAAGATCCCAATTCTGGTGCTAATGCCTTTTCAGTCGGCATGAGTAAATCCGCTTCTTTAAATAAAACGGCTGGTAGCGAGTATTCAGTTACTCAGACACAATCATTTTTCTATTCTCCAGAACTTACCTCTGATTCTTGGGTATTGCCTAAATCTCGTCAGGAAATTCTGAAATGGATTCGTATTTTCTTCAACCTTGAACCATATATTCAACAGATTACTATGATGCACTCGTTGTATCCCTTCTCTAAGTTCGATCTTGTTGTATCTGATCCTACTATTAAGAAGTTCTATGAAGAGATGTCCTCGAACGCTGATTTCAACCTATTTAAATACATTTGTCAGGCTTCCCTATCACGAGAGAAATTTGGTGAGGCTGTTTGCTTCGGTAACTTGGTTCAGGATGAGACCGCAGATAAACATGGCAAGAAGATGTATCGTTGGCACAATTTTATTCTTCTAGAACCTGAGCTTGTTGAAATTAAGACAGATATGATGTCTGGTAAGAAAACCTTTGAAATGGTTCCTACTGAGGAAATTAAAGCCCTAATTTCATCCACACGTCCAGAAGATGTTGAACGAGTTGAAGAACTTAAACAGTCTTCCCCAGAGCTTGTTGCTGCTGTTATGGAGCATCGTAATATTAAGCTTGATGAAACATGTGTATCTCAGATTGCTCGTATCACTGACCCATCTGCTACACGTGGTACCTCGCGCATCCAGTCATGTTTTAAAGCACTGATTCTTCAGGACTGGATTCGTCTAGCTCAATCAGCTTATGCTAAGAACTACGTGTTCCCCAAAGAGTTGTGGACCATCGGAGACTTGGCAAGCAACACGATGCCTTCTAAAGATGATTTACAGAATTGGAGAGAGTTGATCAATCAATCTATTCAGAATCCTCCATTCACGATTATTGCACCTCCAATTGTGCACTATGAAGCTTTGAGTGTTATGGGTAAGCAATTTCCCCTAAATAATGAATACGACTATATTCAAGATCAATTGCTTGTGGGTCTTGGAGTAAATAAGAATATCATCTTGGGTGAAGGTCCTAATTTTGGTAACAGCAAGACAATGGCTCTCCAGTCATTGGTCATGCAATATAAAGCTGTACGTGATGAATTCGAAGACTGGATCATCAATCGATTTTTTAGACCAATCGCAGAGAAAAATGGTTTTTACACCATTGATCCTGATTCTGGTGAGAAGCAGCTTATTCTCCCTCAGATCGCTTGGTATAAGTCCTTGGACATTGATGCCCAAGAACGTGAACAAGAACAATTCGCAGAGTTTCATAAAGAAGGGCTTATTTCAACAAAGACGTTGTTTAGTAAGTATCCTAACCTTGACTACGAAACAGAACGTAAGCAGTTGGAAGAAGAACGAGGTACGATTTTTGATAAGGGTGGTAAAGATAATCGTCTACCAGCTCAAATCTCCAAGCCAAGTGGCGGTGGAGGCGGAGGTGGAGGCGGAATTGATGAGGCATTAGGTGAAGGTGGCGAAGGCGGAGCCGGAGCTCCAATTGAACCTATTGAACCTGTTGAGCCAGGACAAGAAGGTATGCTTCCAGACGGTCAGGAAGGTACACCAGACGTAGGTGGAGAAGGAAACGTTGGCGGTTCAAGTGATCTCGGTGCCCCTGAGATTTAATCTCACAATCAAAAGGAATCTTTATGAAACGAACTTTAGCTCTAGTGTTGTCTGCTGTCTTGCTTGTGCCATGTCAAGCTTTTAGTGATTCTCGTGGTGAAAAAATTTCTGCTAGGATGGAAGAATCAACTGTTCTTCTTCGCATGAAAGTGAAAGCTACATTTGAAGATCCAAAGACCGGAGAAAAGATTGTTAAATCCGGATGGGGTCAATGCAGCGGAGTTTATATTAAAGAAAATATAATTTTATCCGCGGCTCATTGTGTCGAAGTTGGTGAGAATATGGAACTGAAAGAAATTTGGGCACGTAAAGGTGACAAATCATCTAAGGTTGCTGTGGTTAAGGTTGATCGAGCAGCTGATTTAGTTTTACTATATACCACAATGTCCGGTCGTCCGCTTAATTTTGCTACCAAGGTAACTCGTGGTCAAGATTGCTGGGTTATTGGAAATCCTCTTGGATTAGTTGATGTTCTTACCAAAGGTATCGTCAGTAAATTGAATTTTACTGATAAGCGAGAAAAAGCATCATTTACCATAATTGATGCAGCTGTTCTTCCAGGCAATAGTGGTGGCGCAGTCGTTGACGAAGATTATAATATCATTGGTATCTTAACTCGTTCTACGTCAATGTTTGGTGCATTTGGTGCAGTTGGCCTGGGATTAGCTGTTGATCTAAAAACGATTCAGGAGTTTTTAAAGTCATAAAATAAATTACATATCCTCCTTTTGTAAAACGGGGTTTGTTCAGTACCCTCAACGAAACTGAACCAAATGAATGAAAAGGAGTCACATGAACATGTATAGAGATAGCTACGTAGCAGTATTGATGGTTGATGGAAAAATCCAAAAAGAATCAGATAACGGTACGGTTCTTATTCCCTTCGGGTCTGAATATGTACTTCGTTTAAAGAATAAACTTCGTAAACGTGCAGTTGCTGATGTGTGGATTGATGGAAAGATTGCAGTTAAAGGTGTCGTAATTGACGCTAATGAAACTGTTGATCTTGAGAGATTTGTTGCTGATGGTAATCTTTCAGAAGGTAAACGCTTCAAACTGGCCAGACTTACTGATCCTAAAGTTGAACAACCTAATGATAGTGAAAATGGAAGTATTGAAGTAAACTTCTATCCTGAAAAAGAAGCTCCAGTTGTAGAGAAGATCGTAGAGCATATTAATTGTAGTCATCATGGTCATGGATTTTTTGGCCATTGTTCTTGGTGCTGCAATAATGCGTTCTGTTATACGTGTCATCCAACAACTTGGAAGACTTATACAGCAGGAACAGCAACTGGTGGTTTTACAAGCAGTGGGAATAATAATATTACATTAGGGGATAACCTTAAAGGTATTCTTCGTAGTAATTCAATGAATGTTACCTACTCAGCTAGTGCGGAAGCATCATCTGTTAATCAGGTTAACACAAGCATTGGTTCAGATGCACTCATTCTTGGTGCTTCTAACTCATTAGGTGAAGCTGCTGCAACAGTTGAAGGAAGTACATCGCTTCAGAAGTTTAGTTCAATCTACATAGACGTGGATCGTTCTAAGCCTACCACAATACGCCTTACTGTAAAGGGTACAACAAAGATCCTAGCAGTTTGTGGTTGTGGGTATAAACGTAAGAAAGATGTTAAATTCTGTCCAAATGATGGGACTCAATTAGTGGCCTAAGAATTCGGGCCTGTTCTAATTGAATAAAACCTGTTAGGACAGGCCCAATTTTTATAATAAGAGGTTAATATGGCATTATCCAAACGTGGTTCACCAAATAAGATCAAAGTAGTTAAGAATGCTGGATTTCAGATCGACCCTAACTTTTTGGCTGAGATGATTTTGAAACAGGTCCCATCTAAGAAGCTTACAGTAGATCAGCTTCATTCTGCTTTAAAGAGTATTGGGGTTAATAATTATAATCCTGATGATCTAAATGTTCTTATCGATAGACTCCAGTCTACGGGTTTTACTGTAGGTAAATAAGAATCCTAGAAGTTAAAAAGTATAATATTTCTGTATTATAATAGGAGCACTACGTTCTAACAATTTTTTATCTAAAAAAGCTGCGAAAAGAGAGGACTTTATGACACATGAAAGCAATGAAAAGAAAGAACTAAACTACATTACAGAAGATGGGGAACTTAACGTTCCTATCATGTTCGAAGCAGTAATGGTAAAGTACATGGGCCGAGTTTTAGATTTAATCAGAATCTCGGACATTTCAGAACGAAATTTGAAGCAGCTCCAACGTACGATCAAAGATGATTGCTACGATAAAATTAATTTTGCAAAAGCTATCCTAGAGAAGCACGGTGTAAACGAGAGCAAGTAATGCCTCTTCGTAAAATTCGTAATCCATATAACTTTGAGAAGTGTCGTAACTGTAAACATCATTATATGTCCCACACTGATTTCGCGCGCAATCCAAGTGCATGTCAGTACGCAGTAAATGGGCCGTGTAGATGTAAAGAGTTTTTACCACAAGATAATTTAGCATTTCTCGAATATAAATATGCAAAGCGAAAATGAGTGTAGAACTTGTGGTCACTGTTGGGAAGTCCATGATCATCATGGAATGAAAAGATGTTTTCAAGACATGGGTGATGATTACGGTGGATTTGAAGGATTTTGTGATTGCAACACCGGATTTATCCCATTAAATAATCTTGAATATTTAGAGTGGGAATATGGAAAAAAACTGGCTGTCAAATCTAGCACTAAAAGCAATGAGGATCTGCCGCTTAAATAGAGAAGCGGCTGGGAATCATCGTCAAGATATGAGTGGTCCAGTTCTTGAAAATTTGATGCAGAATGGTTACAACCAAGTTACATGGAATTCAAATGGTTCTCATCATGGTCAATGTCGTGATCTGAATCGTCAGACTTGGAACCTACAAGATTTTTTAGCAACAACTGAGTATGACGCACCTTTGTTTTCACGTTCGCATCCCGGTGATGTCTCTTGTACCTTAACTGTAAGTGGTCCTGGTCTTCCTCCAATTGAAGTTGATTCATATGGAGAGACTGATGAAGCAATCGGAACCAATCGTCCTGCTCCAGCGCCAAAGGCTCCAAAGCCTACGCAACCAGCCCCAGTGCAGCGTACGATGCCACCAGTTACTGAACCTAAGGTAGAGATTACTCCTGAGAAGAAGCCAAAGGTTGTTCAAGTACCCAAAGAAGTTCATAAGCAGATTAAAAACCCTTTTGAGAAAGAAGACCTAAGTCCTGAAGAGTATGAGCAGTGGTTGAAGGACTTAGAGCAAGAGAATGTTGAAGAATCAATCCCACAGACTCAAGAGTCTATCCCACAAGTTGATCCAAACTTGAGGAAAAAGCGTGAAGATCTTACAGATGAAGATTGGGATGAGATTCGTAATTTTAATAAAGAAACAAGCCAGAAAGTACCTAATTGGATTACAGGATTATTTAAAGGATAATTTATTATGAGTTTGATTAAATTAGGATCTCATCTTCGAATCTTAAAGACAGCAGCAGTTGCTGAAGATTTGCTTATTGAGAGACCAACAGTAGAAGCAGCTAAACCTATTGTTTCTAAAGTTATTGAAGCGAAGAATTCTGACTTCTTGTATTATCGCGCTCGTGCAATCTCAGCTGGTGATCAAGGTCCAATGACCAAAGAAGGTACACGTGGTTGGAACTTTAACGGAAATAAAGATTATTTCCCACGCCAGGAATTAGAAGCAGCTTACGAGACCTTTGTTGGTCGCAACATTTTTCTAGATCATAATTCTGAAAGCTCGCTCTATTCCATTGGTAAGATTATCGATGCTTTGCCAATCGATGATAAAGAAACTGGTGAATTTTACATTGAATTAGTAGGTAAGATTGATCGTACTCTTCATCCTGAAATTTGTCGCAAGATTGAAACTGGTGAGTTAAACAGCACCAGCATGGGTTGTTCGGTAGATCAGTCTATCTGTTCTATCTGTGGAAACGTCCTTCATTCCGATGCTGATGAAAAATGTGAGCATATGGGAATGGCTCTTGGGCGTGAATTCGCTGCTGAGCTTGACTTCCCTGAGTACAACATTAAGAAAGGCGATCTAATCCCTGCATTCTCAATCAATAAGGGTATTGTCTTTAACGAAGATTCAATCGTTGGTGTACCTGCTGATCCAACAGCCATAATTAAGACTGTGTTATCCAATATGAAGAGTCAAATGCGTAAAAAAGCTTCACTTACTAAAGATGAGCAGATTGATCTAGCTGCTCAGATGGAAAAAGTATTTTCACAATTAGATGAAGAAACTAAGACGCAATTAAAAGCTGATTTGTCTGGGATATTCCCAGCGGTTGAAAAGGAGTCGTCCATGGCTGACAAGAACGTTATCCCTAACGATGAAACAAAAAAGATTTTAAATAAAATTTCTGCTTATGAGATGGAACAGCTTGAATCTTATGTAGTTGGTAAGACAAAGAAAGCTAACGATCTAGCAGCTAAGGATATTGTCGCTGACTCAGTTTCTAAAGAAGAGACGTTCTTCTCTAAGATTGTTGCCACAGTTAAAAGTGCACTTGGTGCTGAGACTCCTAAAGTACAAGCTAAGTTCCAAGAAGATAAAAATAATGTTTTAGATTCAACATGGTCAGTAACAGACGGTGATGACGTTGTAATTGAAGCTACCCTAAAAGAAATTTGGGGATCAGACTTTGAAATTATGTCCTTCTCCGATCAGCGTTGGGCAACAAGCCCTGAGTACGCTAACGAGATTGTTGCTCGTTATACGAAAGATGGTGTAGAGAAGCTTGCTGAAGCATGGGATGTAAAGCATAAGCTTTCTAAAACAGCTGCAGAGCCTAAACTCGGTCCAGATGGTAAACGAGTAAAGCCTTCAACTGGTTCTTCTAACAAGAAGCACACATATCCAACAAATCCTAAATTTGAAAAGCCTGGACAGGAAACAGCTCAAAAAGGTCCCGCAGCACCAGCATCAAAAGAAGTGAAAGACTCCAAAGTGGAAATGCCTGGTCAAGAAAAAGGCCAAACCGGCCCAGCTGCAGAAAAACCAATGAAGGTAAAAACCGATTATAGCGAGCCAAAACCTGAAGCAGAGGGTAAGGAAGTTAAAACCACTCCTAAAAATCCAGAGGAAAAGAAACATGATAAATCTGAAAAAGATGTTGAAACTAGCTACGTTGCTAAAGGTACTGAAGTCATGGAAGCTGAAGAAAAAGGTGAAGATGCTAAAAAGTCTGATAAAGAATCTTCTCTAATTAACTGGACTTCTCTAACACCAGTTGCACAAAAATCAATTAAAACAGCAGCAAAAACATATATTGCAGCTGGAATGAAAAATGCTGAAGCCGTTGCGAAAGCACACAGCGAATTTATAGCTCAGGAGACTACCATGCAAAAGAAAGCTGAAGAAGGAACTACCGTACCAGAGGGAAAGGTTGCATTTGGTGGAAAACCCGATGAGTCTGTTGATGGTTCAACCTTACCAGAAGGTAAGAAAGAAATGGGCGATAAAGCTGAAGAGGCTGTCCAAGGTGATACCCAGCCAAAAGGCAAAGCTCCTTCCGCTGCTCCCGAAACCAGCGTTGATGGCGACAAAGAGCATAAAACTCCTGATATGACGAAGAAACCTGATGAAGCAGTTGATGGTACAACTACTCCTCCTCAAGGTAAGAAAGATGAGGAAAGTGTTGAAGAATCAACTCACCCAGATAGCAAGAAAGAAATGGGTGATAAACCTGAAGAAACTGTTAAGAAAGCTGCTATTGATACTAAGCCAGTTGAAGCAGTTGCTGATAAACCAGCAATTTCTACTAAGACAGCAGGTGATGCTCCTGAAAGTGCTCGTGAGGGCGATGATCTAAAGAAAGATCCTAAATCTATTGAATCTGTTGAGAAAAAAGCTGCTGCAGAAATTCCAATGCCTGAAGATAAACCAGCAATTGAAGAAGCCATTGTTCCTGAAGATAAGCCAGCTGATCTTCCAATGGATGCACCAGCCGTTGATATGCCTAAAGCAGAAGTATCTGCATTTGACACCGCTGAGAACGTTGAAATCGGTGAAGGCTATACAGCGATGAAAGACAAAGAAACAAATGAAGTTATCATTTCGAAAGACGGCGCTGAAGTAAAGCGTCTACCAGATGGATTCGGTGCAGATATGGCCGTAGTTCTTCCATTATTGAAAGCAGTTCTTGGTCTTCCTCCTGAAGAGGCAAAACCAGAAATGCCTGGCACAGTTGCTCCAGTTGAAGAGAAAATGGAACCACCAGTTGTTGATGAAGTTCCAGCTAATGAATCTCACGAAGATGAACTAGCTCTTAAAGAATCTTCTCTCAATGCTAAGGAAGCAGCTCTAGCCGAAAAAGAAGCAGCTATTACAGCTAAGGAAGCAGCAATTAAGGAAGAAGAGAAAGTTCAAAAATTCGCTTCTGTATTGCGTGCTCGCCAAGAACGTTGTAAGAAAATCGTTGCTGCTCTAATTGACAAAGATGCAATTCAGCTCGATAAAGAAGTTTATGCTTACGAGATTCAGACAGGTACATACCTATTAGATGCTCAGAAGAAAGCATTTGAACATGCTATCATTGCCAAAGAGAAAGAATTAATGGCAATGGATGATAATGCACTTCTAGCCACTGAGAAAGTTGTAGCTGATCTTAAGGCTCCAGCATCTTCTGTAAATACAAAGAAAGCAAGCCGCATTTATGTTTCACCTTCGTTTGGTGAAGAGCTTTCTGAAGATGCAATGCTGAAGAAAATCTTTGATACATTCGGGACAAAGAATCGTCCTCAATAAGATTTGCAAAAAGTACCTAGGTGCAAAGCCTTGTTATAATAGTGAGAAAGTATAACATTGTAAGTTTTGAAGTAAGAAGCGTTTAAAAGCTTAAAAGAAACAGATTTCTCACAACATGATGTGAGACCTTTAAATAAGATCCACAACTAGATTAGAGACGACACGACGAGTCCAGTAGTAAATAAAATAAACTAAGGAGTTCCAAAATGGCAATTCGACAAGTAAAAGAAGTAAATCGTTCCGTGTCATATCCAATCGCCTCTGGGAATATCGTTGGTGGAAACCTCTTGCAGCTCAACGCAGCAGGTCAGTTGTTACTATGGGTTGCAGCCAATGTCACCGGCCAGCCTTTCGGTCTCGCAATTGAATCCAACATCTTCTTCCCCCTTCAGCCAGCAAGTGGCCAGGTAGCAGGTCAAGGTTTTGACTACACCAACTTCAACCGCGGTGGACTTATGTCCGTCTACAACAACGGTGGAGACTTCGTGCTTTATGACGATGGTCGTGGTTATCCCTTCGCTCGTGGTGGAGTAACGTATGCAATCAATCAGCCCGTTTATGCTTCTGCTGTCACCGATGGTCTTATCACATCTGACGCAACAAGCACAATCGTAGTTGGTTACGTCGTAAGCTTCGACGTTGCACTCGATCCAACACAATTGGAAATCAAGCTCGCTATCTAAGCTTAATAGGTAGATCTAGTTGTAAGCATGATCGGTTGTGAGACTGACATGTACTTTAAAGGAGAACAATATGAACGAAATCAACAAAGAAGCATCCCTTGAAGTTCTTTCTAGCGCAGAAGTCGAGCAGAAGCTCACCCGCTTGATGAATTCCCCAGGTGGATTGCAGAAAATTGCACAACAGATGTTAAGCCCACTGAAACGCGAACTTCTATACGAAGGTCGCATTCGCCAACTCTTCCAGACCTATAAACTAGCTCTCGGAGAGGAAGCAGTATTCGACGCTGATGTCGATGTTCCAGCAGCAAGCATCTCAGTCGAAGGTCTTCCAGCACAGCTCGAAGTTCTAGCTGATCGTATCCGCGTAGAAACGTCGCCTATTTCTACACGTCCTATGATCCGATGGAATGAATCGAACTTCCGTAAATACGACGTTCTTAATCGTACACAAGAACGCGCCAAAGCATCAATCATGCTCCAAGAAGATACACGTGGTTATAATTTGATCAACTTCGCAAGTGGTTTGACAAATCAGACACCCGCAGCATCTCTCGCTGGAACATCTGCTGCTACAAACAATCCCTCGGTCATCGCAAACGGTGCAACAGGATTGTCGATGTATACCTTGGCTACCGCAATCGTAACTTTGAGCTCCAAGCTCTTGGTTGCCAGCAAGCTATATATCAACCCACTAACCCGCAGAGACTTGCTGTTGTTCAACAATGCTCCAGCCGGTAATGGTGGTCTCGGAATCTTCGCTCCTAACTTCCAAGACACAGCCCTAAAAGCTGGTCGCGTAGGTGGAATCATGGGCGTCGATGTTCTAGAATCAGTCGTTGTTCCTTCCACAGCATGTTTCGTCTTGGCTCCAGCCGATTACCTCGGTGTGTTGGCCATTCGTACAGACCTGTCGGTCGAAACGATGAAGGATGTAAACAAGATGGCGGACGTATTCGCAATCTGGGAAGATCTAGGATTCTTGATCCGATACGCTAAAGGTATCGTCAAAATCACACTTCCCTAATAAGTGGCTGGTGCTGTATTTTTACTGGAGGGGATTGCAAAATCCCCTCTTGATAAAAATATAGAAATATGGTATAATAAATATCTGGTTTGTTGCGTGGGCTTGTAGCTCAATTAGGAGAGCGCGTGCTTTGCAAGCATGAGGCAGCAGGGGCAGAACCTGTCGGGTCCACAGAACAAATCAGTTTGTTTCGTTGTCTTGTAGCTCAATGGTGGAGCAAGGAGCTGTTAACTCCAAGGCTATAGGTTCGAGTCCTATCGAGACAGCCAAGTAAATTATATAGTTGAAGAAAGCAAAATAAATCCCCCGTACTCTTAGAGTATGTTTCTTCTGTGCCAAGCGTTATAGCTCGGGGATTGATTTTTGTAATCATTGCCAGGGGTTAGCGTAAAGGCGGCGTTCTCGGTCTGGAACCGAGCGGAGTTGGTTCGATTCCAACATCCCTGACAATGGTTATAAATTTAAGTTGTTGTATTAGAATGTAATTGATGCATCTTCGATAAGATAAATTCCGATATGACCTGTGTTGAAAAGAATCTTTAAAAATATAAACTAACGGAGATTCAAATAATGAAATTAATTTCAAAAGTCGATGCTTTTATTGGTCCTACAGGCGGTACAGTACCTCCAACACTTGGAAATCTGTATATAGAACAAACAGTTGCTATTACTCCTGCTATGGTTGGTAAATCATTAACGGCTTCTGCACGAGTTAATACTGTTTATCCTGGTGTATATGAATCCATTCCATCTATTCGTATTGTTGATGGAAACAATTCAGTAATCTTTACATCGTTAACAGCAGCACCATATGCAAGTACACCAGCACAGGAAATGGTTGTTTCTGTTACACTTCCATCTTGTTCAGCTGGTACGTCTGTTAAGATTCAGATTGGTTGTATCAACGGTGATATGTCAGTAATCCCTGTTATGTATTGGGGTGATGCAATTTATGGTTTGACAGTTAATGGTGTATCATTGATGAGTAATGGCAATGTACCTGTTACACTTGTAAATCCTGAAATGCAAACTCAGTTCGCTCCTGGGCGTTTTACATGGGATCCAACTGGTTGGACTTTAGTAAGTGATGACGCATTCTATAATCCTTCACTTAATTATGAAAATAGAAATGGCGCAATCGATGGTATGACAGATTGGGGAACTAACATTTTTGGATATAAAGTTCAATATATCCCTGAATGGAAAACTCTTGGAACTATTCCAGGAATTCAAGTTCTACAAGGCTTGCAAACGACCGAAGATATTGATAGTAAAGGTCATGGTCATGAATCAGATATGATTCCATCTGGTACTAACTTTGTCGTTGTCGTATTGACAAAAGGTACTGATGCTTCGAATAATCCCATTGATGGTTTTGATGCTCTTAAAGATCTAAACGATCATCATAATAAAGTTTGGGAAAAGATTGATGACAAATTAGGTGGACTTATTTTCTTTGGTTCCTTAAGCGAGGATGCCAAGAAACAGTTTAAGAACCTAATCAAAGGTTACGATCAGCAGTATAAGTAATTTATTCCCCCTTAGCTTAGGCGAAGGGTGCAGGGCTAGTAGCTCTTGCATTATGGCTGTGCAGGGAAAAACCCGACAAGGAACATAGCCTGAAGTGGAAGTACGATTAAAGATCCTGGGGTTAAAACCCCCAGGAACGATTTCGCGGGTGGGTGGTAGAGTTATCATCTCGGTCTCATAAGCCGAGCAAATCAGTGCAACTCTGATATCCGCAACCATTTGGTGAACCAATTGTTCATGTGCTGGTGACTTGGATGCTCCGCAAGAGCTTAAAGGTATTCACAGGTTTTGCAGCCTGGAAGTGCATGATCCACCAATAATTTGAGAAGTCGCTCTTCTCCCACCGTCTGAGGCTACCTTAAGACGGATAAAGTGACTGGTAGCTCCAATTTCGAAAAGAATTCTCACTGATTTAAAAGGAAAGATATGCGATTAAAGGTACAAATTAGAAATTCTAAAGAGTGTCGTATAGAATTGCATTTCCAAGATCTATCTGTAAAATATAATAATGGATATGCACCGTACCTGAGAATTCGTGAAGGTGAAGAGATTCCACTAGATTTATTAGATGCTGAAGATGTAAAGAAGAGCATGCTAGTTGGAAGTTTAAAAGGTTATCTTGATAATGGCTGGGTAGTGGAAATTAAGGATACAGAGACACTTAAGGAACCAGAAGTTACTCGATTATCAAACTTTATTACTGAACAAATGGTCTTTAGACCAGAAATGATTCAACCTTTAAAACCCATTGAAGCTTTGACACAAGATACAAGTAAAGAAGTAAATCCCGCCACACCAATTTTACCTGAAGTGAAGGTAGTAGAGACAACTTCTACTCCAAAAATTGAACCAATAACAGATTTGGCTTTGGTTAAAACTTTTGAAGACTTTGAGCGTTTATCTCAGTTTTTAAAGCTTCGTTTCATAAAAGACTCTGATAACTTTGAGTTATTAAAAGATATTTTAGGTAAAACCCCTTCAGTTCAGCTTAAAAACAATATCACTCTACGACTTACACAAATAAAGAGTAGCTAATCTTTATATAGGGACGAACTATGGGCTTTCCTGATCCACAATTTGGCACTCCGCTATCTATAGAAGATATACCAAATGAGCTTCCGTTTAATACCATTTATGGTGTTACACCAAGTAATCAGTATATCCCAATTCGTATTGATTCACAGGGAAGACTTGACACCACTGCTACCTTAACAGGTTCTGTAACAATTGGTCAGATTGGTGATCCTGATAAATCATCTTACTTTTATGGCGCTTCGTTACAACAAACCATGGGTGGTGTGTATCAAGATACTAACCCAACACTTTTACCAGGTCAAGAAGGCGCTGTTCGTCTTACGGAGTACAGAGCTTTTCACGTAAATTTACGTGATTCACTTGGTCAAGAAATTACTTCAAATAGTGGATCATTAGATGTTAATATTACAAATACTATTCCAATTGAAGTAGAGATTGATCATAATACAAATAGTATTGCAATTTGGGGTACAGATGGTACAACCCAGCGATTTATAAAAACTGATGTAAATGGTAATTTAAATACAAATGTTTTGTCTAGTGCACTTCCTGCAAATGCTGCAAAAGAAACTGGTGGTCATTTAGCTTCTGTTGATGCAGGTGTTGAAACCCTTAATTCATTGGTTCCATCAGTATACGATTATATTGATTTGCAGTATTCTGGTGCTAATTTAACAAAAGCAAAGTTTTATTTTGGTGGACCATCTGGCACGTTAGTTTCAACATTAGATCTTGTGTATACTGGTGCAAATTTAACTAGTGTGCAGAGGAGTTAAAAATGGCTAAACGAATTATTTTTAATCCATTTACATCAAAGTTTGATTATATTGATATTGGTACGATTCCTGAGTATGATACAGATCCATTTCCATTAAATTTTGGTGATACTTGGGTATTAGCAACAGGAACATTACTTGCAGGACAGGCCATGGGAGTACTTGGATTAACTTATTCAGGTGATTTAGGTACAGCAACATATCAATTATCTTATTATACCACAGAAGCCACTATAGTTAGAACGCCACTTAACCCTTAAGGATACGACATGAATTTCCAAATTACACAAGGAACAGGAACAACGATTGGAAGTGACTCCGTAGCTGGAATTAACTTTCAAGAAATTAAACTGATTGATGCCACTGTTGGCTCTGCTGCGCCTACTGGTGTTGCAGCTAATCCTTTAAAAGTTTCCCTTGAATTTACAAATACAAATACTAATCCATTAACAGTAGCTGGAACAATTACTCCTGCTCCACCTTCTGATCGTGTTACTACTGGACTTATGGCTGCTGCAATTGATCAGGTTATTGTAGATTGCACAGGTATCTCTACTTTAGGTTGGACCACTTCAGGAAACTGGATTGGGACGATGACACATGAAGTTCAATATGGGGATGGACAGTGGTTTATTGTAGAAACTATTGATACAAATTTAGCTAATGATGGTAAGCCCTTTGTTGTTACACAGTGGACAGAAGGTTTAAATAATGATCCTTGGATTACAAATGTCGCTGGCGCAACTCAGCTTCGTTTCCGTTTTATTTCTTATACGTCTGGTTCTGCAAATATCACAACAAATGGATCAGCTGCTGTTAATGCTGTTCGCGTCTACAATTTAACGCCTTCAATTTTACAAGCCACAGCTTTAATTCATGATGGATCAGGAAATCCTCTTACCAGTACAACAATTGGTCCTAAACAAGCTTTAGACGTAAATATTGCTGGTGGCGTAACCATTGATGTAAATTTGGATCATACAACTGATAATGTTCTTGTTTATGGTAATGATGGTGTTTTAGATCAGAAAATTTTAACAGATGCAACTGGTGCTGTTCAGACAGTTATTACAAATTTCCCAGCTACAACAGCTGTTACTCAATCGACATCTCCATGGGTTGTTTCTCTCGCATCTACAACCATCACTGGTACAGTAGCTGTTACTCAATCAGGTGTTTGGTCCATTGGTAGAACTTGGACTTTAGCAAGTGGTACTGATTCAATTTCAGCAGTTCAGTCAGGTACTTGGAATATCAATAATATCTCCGGTACTATTTCGCTTCCAACCGGTGCAGCTACAGAAGCTACGCTTGCTACTAAGTTAGCCGATGCAACTTTTACAGCACGCGTTAATACTCTTGGACAAAAAACGATGGCCAATTCAACACCTGTTGTGTTGG